AAGCAATCAAAGATATACCTAAAGATAGTTTGACTGCAGGCAATTTAAGAGAATTACTAGCAAATGCTGCGGATGGCGATGAACTAATAGCAACAATAAAAAATGCAGGCGGTGGACTAGGAGCAGTTGTACAAGGTGCTCTAGCAACAGTCGACGACAATGCTGACAAATCACAAAGAGCAAAACCAATTGATCCTGAAGAAAAGAAACAACTTGAATTAGAACTCAAAGGCGGAGGTACTGCACAGCCTGCCGAAGCACAAGATATGCTAGACAGATTAGAATTATATCTAGCTGAAGCAGATCCTGCACAAGGAGAACTACCATTAAACAATCCAAACACACTAGGTGCAAAAGCAAAACGTGGCTTAGGTGCTTTAGCAAGCAAAGCTAAAGGTGCTGTAGCAGGTGCGGCAAGCAAAGCTAAAGGTGCTGTAGCAGGTGCAGCAAGTGATGCTGTAGGTGCAGTCAAACAAGCAGGAAAAGATTTAGGTAACAAAGTTACAGCAAATAAATTAATGAAATCGTGGAAAGCCGCAGGCGAACCATTAGACACTGGTTCTATTATGAACATAATGCAAGATGCAGGTTTAAGTAATGATCAAATAGGTCAAATTGGCCAAGCACAAAAAATTAAATTAGATCCACCTGCAAATCCAAAAGCTGACGAGCCACAACAAGGACAAGCTGATACACCACAAGCTGATACACCAAAACCACAAGCAGATACTCCTGCTCCAGCAGGTCAAGCAGATACACCACAAGCAGATACTCCAGAACCGGCAGGACAAGTTAATACACCATCACCAGGTGGTGAAAAAGGAAAAGTAATTCCTATGACAAAACGTGCAACTTCTAAACGTAATCCAAAAATTAAAGTTGCTCAAGGTGCAGGTCAAATGGCTAAAGCTAAAGATGGACAAGATTATGTTTGGGCTGGCGCACAATGGATTAACAATGCTACTGGAAAGATGGCTAATAAAGACGTAGCTGGACAATTAGGTAATCCTGTACTTACAGACTTAGTAGCTAGAATTAAAAAAGCAGGCCCTGAAGTAGTAGCGTTAGTTATTAAGCAACTAAGCGATGAACAAAAGCTTGCCGCAAGTATCGATAAAGAAGTTGATGATTTAATTTCTGAATTAGATAAAGCTTTAGTTTAAAAGAAAGGCATTCCGCTTTTTTTAGTAGTTTCTAAATTTTCTTTTACAATATCATTAACAAGATGTCTATCTTCGTATGAAGTATGAAATCCTTCAGTTAAGGTCATGCCGCCTCTCATATACCAACAAAGTTTCATCACTTCAGATTTAATTTCTTTTTGTTGGTTTTCCATGTTTTTAACTTCTTCTAGGATCTCAGCCACCGACCAAGCTAAGATCCTTATCCGAAAAAATTTGACTGATCAAATGTAATTGGAATTTCCCATTCAGGTGGTGCACCTGCTTCAATTGATTCTTCTGGTGAAGTTACCTTAATAGGTTCAATACTAAATTTTGTTTTTTCACTCTCTAAGTGGTCTGTGATTTGTTTGAAAAAGTCTTTATCTGCATTTGCAACAAATTCGTCAATATGCTTTCTATCAGTTACAACTGTATCTCCTACTTCAATTCGAGAAATACTTTTTCCCATCACACTTACAGTTAAATCAGTTAGCTTTTTAAAACTTTGATTAAATTTTGCAAGTTTTTCATCGTCTTCAATATCTGTATCATTTACTAAATTAAAAATTCTTTGCTCTTCAAATGTAGCTAAACTACTTTCGGTAAATTCTTTATATGTGAGAGGCCGAATGGTTACTTTCATATCACCTATATCAATTACATTATCATAGTTTACAGTTACAAGTTTGTTTAGTAGTTGTCTTAGATCTACTGCAAAAGTTTTATCTTCTCCTGTGCCCGGTTCTTTAGTTTCAATATCTAGTTGATCACCGTAGGTAGCAATTCTAATAGCAATTAGTGTTGCATCCATATCGATTGAAGGCATTTGCCAAGGATCAGTAATAGCTGGAATACAACTGTTTATTAAATCAACTGTAGCTTGCCCATTAAGTAATGCATCTGGAGTTTTCATAGTCAATTCATCTCTTGCAGTCATGGGGAAGACAGGCAATTCTCCTGTCTCAGGCATATCAAGAGAGCCTGCAGGATAAAATTTTCCTTTACTAGGAAGGGTTATGTAAACTTTAGGTTGCCTAAAGTACTTTTGTAGAGGATTTTGTTCAGTCAAAGACTTTAAGCCTGCTGATTCCTCTGGATTGAATTCTGCCATAAGTTTCTCCGTATAAATACATTATGTAAATATATATCATAATTATTTATGTGCGTAGTTAACTCGGAAATGAAATCTTGGCTGAAGAAGTAGATATTGGTAATGTTGGCGGACAGAATGGTGTAGCTAGTGAAGCTACGCTAGCTCGTCTTACGGCAAGCATAGAAGCAATGGCTAAAAAAGCCGGTATAGATCCAAAAGCAGAAGCCGCAAAATTACAAAAATTACACAATGAAGCTGTAAAAAGCGGCATTACTACCTTTGATAATTCAAAAACTGCACAAGAAGATAATACTAAGGCAACAGGCAAAGCTACAGAATCCACAAATAAATTTGCTAGAGCAATAGGCGGAGCAATGATGGGAGCTGTTGGCGCAGCTGTCGGATCCATCAAAGGATTTGGTAATGAATTATTACAAGGCGGCGACAGCTTTAGCGACTTTACTAAACACCTACCTATAGTCGGAACTATACTTGGCCCACTAGCAAGCATGATTGATAATAGTCTTGAAAGTTATAGGCAGTTATCAACTATTGGCGCCGGTTTAGGCAATGACATCAACAAAGTAAGATTGGCGGCTGCACAAATGGGTTTGAGTATGTCTGAGTATACTGGATTTGTAATGGGCAGTGCAGATGCTATGAGAATGTTAGGTGGAAACGTGCAAGCTGGACAAATGCGTTTTCAAAAAATTAACAAACAATTAAAAGACTCAGGTGATTTTGAATTCCTAAAAAATCTAGGTTTTACTATTATGGATGTCAACGAAGGTATGGCAACCTATGTTGAACAACAAAGGAATTTAGGTAGACTAGAAGGAAAGTCAACTAAAGAACTTGCAGCAGGTTCAGCCGCATATTTGAAGCAAGTAGATCTTTTAGCTAGAGCAACAGGTATGTCACGTAAAGAAGCAGAAGCAGAGCTTGCAGCACAAGCCACTGATGCAGGTATTAGGGGCATGCTTAATGCACTAGGTGAAGGAACAAAAGAATTTGAAAATTTACAAATATCTTTAGGCTTAATTAACAAATTTGGCGGTCCTGCCGCAGATTCATTGAAAGATCTATTAGATGGTGTAGTTAATGACGAAAGAACTGGAAAGTTCTTGGCAGCATTAGGACCAGGTGCTGATGATGTAAGAGCTGCTTTAACAAAAGTAGGAGAAGGTGCTGACCCGCAAATATTATTAGATGCATTTTCAACAGCAGGAGGCAGACTTGAAGAGTTTGCAGGTATAACTGGTGATGATGAGATTGATGCCGCAAAAAAACGTAAAGCATTTATCGATGGTATAAGAGCTTCTGAACCAGAAATAGCTGCCGTACTAGATTTTGCAACAAAAGCAAAAGACGCAGGTAATATTAACTTAGATAACTTAAGAGAAGAACAAAAAAGATCAAATGAGTCCACAAAACTAGCAACATCATTTGATGATAAAGTAAAAGAACTACGTGGTGCTATACAAGAAATTATTATAAACAGCGGATTGCTAGATGAAGTAATGCTAGCATTTGGAACCTTTACAGATGTACTAGGCAGTGAAGACTTTAAAAAAGCAATTAAAGATATGGTTGAGGCTTTTGCAAGTAAGACAAAAGAATTTATAGGATTATTCAAAGAAGGCGGATTCAAAGCTGTGTTTACAGCAGCCGTTGGTGATATTGGAGGTGTACTAGGAGAAGCATTCCTAAGTGCTATCACAAATCCAAAAGTTATATTAGGAATAGCAGGTGCATTTGCCGCATTATTTGCATTAAAAGCAGTGTCAGGTGCATTTGTAAGTGGCATAGGCAGTTTGTTCGGTGGAGGCGGAGGAAAAGGTTCAGCTCCCGGAACATCTGGATCGTCGAAAACATCTGGCGGTGCCAAAGTAGGTAAGAACGTAGGCGGGTTCCTTGGAGGATTAGGTGAAGGTGTGCTTAAAGGTGCAGCCGCAGGACTAAGAGCATTTGCACATCCTATGGTTCCAATAGGAGCGGCGGCTATTGGCGCAGCCATTGTAGCTATTGGCGCAGGTATAGCAGGTGCGTCATGGATCTTGGGCAAAGCGTTACCTACATTTGTAGACGGATTAAAATCTTTTGAGGATCTTGATGGAGATGCTTTAGGTAGTGCCGCAACAGGAATGGTCAAACTAAGTGGTGCAATGGCAGCATTTGGTGCAGGTACAGCAGTAGCAGGTTTAGGATCACTAGTAGGAGGCATTACACAAGGAATTGTATCACTGTTTGGTGGTGATGATCCTCTAGAAAAAGTAAAGAAATTTTCCGAAGCAAAAATCGATGGAAAAAGAGTAGAAGCAAATGCAAAAGCACTAGTTGCATTTAGTACTGCTATGTCCGCGGCAGGAAGTGCTGAAGCCGCAACAGGACTAGGAGGGCTAGTAGGAGGCATTGCAGGTGGCATTGGATCAATGTTTGGAGGCACAACTGATCCATTAATAGATCTAAAAACATTTGGCGATACTAAAGTCAACGGTGCCCAAGTCAAATCAAATGCCGAAGCAATGGTAGCATATGCAGATGCAATGACAGCAGTAGCACCAGGAGCAACACAAGGTCTTGGCGAACTTGTTGGAAACATAGCAGGCGGTATTGGAAAATTATTTGGAATAGAAAAATCTGATCCTACGAAAGATCTAGAAACATTTGGTAATTTGAATATTAACAGTGGTCAAGTAAAAACAAATGCAGAAGCTATGGTAGCATTTGGTGAAGCGATGAGTTCTTTACCTCCAACCATGCCAGGTGATGGAGTATTTACTACATTTGGAAAAGCTATTGCAGGATTTTTTGGAGCAGAAACACCGTTTGAACAACTACAAAACTTTGGAAATTTACAATTTGATGCTGCAAAAGTTAAAACTAATTCCGAAGCACTAGTAGCTTTTGGTACAGCATTAGCATCAATGCCAACTGACGAGCTAGGTACACTAAAACTAGATAAAACTTTTGTTACTAATCTAAAGAATTTGTCTATGGTTGACGGACAAGGATTAAACACTGTTCAAACATCATTAGCAAATATTGTAAATACTCCAAATTTAAAAACAACGCTTGCAGATCTTAATGATCTAGGAAACAATTATAAAAATGTTGAAGACTTAGCTGAAGCAATGGAAGATCTAGCTGATGCTATGAAAGAAGTTAATCAACAAAGCAAAAACACATCCAGAGGTAGGAACGCTGGAAGAGGTAATAATAATGAAACCAGTTCAGCTAGTGCAAGCATAATAGCCGGTTCAGGCACCGGTTCAGGCAATGATCAGTTAAATAGTATTATGAGTAGAATTGAAATTTTATTAAGTGAAATGAGAGATACTGATAGAAAAATATTAACCGCTACGCAAAACAATGCTGGAAACGTGGCTATTGCGTTAGGAAATTAAGATGAGTTGGAAAAAATATTTTACTCCAATACCAACAGGAGATAATGCTAACGGAAGTTATAGTCCATTTACTGCACGTAGCAGTGGAAATTTAGCAGGTCCTGCCAAATCTAATTATTCAAGTTATCTTCCAGATGTATATGTAGGAAGTCCAAATCGTGTTGAACGTTATGGACAATATAATACTATGGATCAAGATTCAGAGGTAAATGCTGCTCTTGATATCCTTGCAGAATTCTGCACACAAAAAAATAAACAAAACAATACTCCATTTATTGTTGATTATAAAAATAAAGCTACTAATAGTGAAATACAAATTATTGGACAATACTTAAGACAATGGTGTAAACTACAAAACTTTGAAACTAAAATGTTCCGCACAGTGCGTAACAGTTTTAAATATGGAGATCAATTTTTTGTAAGAGATCCAGAAACTAAAAGATGGTTTCATGTTGATCCTGCAAATGTTTCACGTATTATAGTTAACGAAAGTGAAGGTAAAGTACCTGAACAATATGTAATAAAAAATATTAATTTTAATTTCAAAGATGGAATAGCAACAACTCCTTATCATACAAATGGTAACATTACTAGTGGTGGTAATCAACAGTATACACCAACTGGTGGTGCTAAAGGAATGGTTGGTCAGCCAATGTCGAGTTACAGTGGTAGTAGATTTACTACAGATGATGGCGAAGTAACTGTAGATGCTAAACATGTAATACATTTAAGTTTATCAGAAGGACTAGATAATAACTATCCATTTGGTAATTCATTACTTGAAACTATATTCAAAGTATATAAGCAAAAAGAATTACTTGAAGATGCTATAATAATATATAGAGTACAACGTGCTCCAGAAAGAAGAGTATTTTATGTTGATGTGGGTAACATGCCTTCACACCTTGCTATGCAATTTGTTGAGCGTGTTAAGACGGAAATACATCAAAGACGTATACCATCGCAGACTGGGGGCGGAACTAATGTCATAGACAGTTCATACAATCCTTTGTCAATCAACGAAGATTACTTTTTCCCACAAACAGCAGAAGGACGCGGATCAAAAGTTGAAACATTGCCAGGCGGCACAAACTTAGGAGAAATAGATGACCTTAGATATTTTACTAATAAGCTTGTACGCGGTTTACGAATCCCGAGTTCATATCTACCCACAGGCGCTGACGACAGTGCTGCTCAATACAACGATGGTAGAGTCGGAACTGCTTATATCCAAGAATTAAGATTTAACACATACTGTGAACGCTTACAAAATTTATTAGTTGAAGATTTTGATGGAGAGTTTAAGCGTTACTTACTAGAAAGAGGCGTAAACATTGATGTAACAATGTTTGATCTCAAATTCCAACCGCCACAAAATTTTGCAAGTTACAGACAAGCAGAAATCGACAATGCCCGTGTACCAACATACACACAAATGGCAGCTATTCCTTATATGTCTAATAGATTTGCTTTAAAACGTTTCTTAGGCATGACAGACGAAGAACTTGCAGAAAATGAACGTTTATGGCGAGAAGAAAATGACGAAAACTTAGAACCAATACCAGGAGAAGCTGGTGCAGAAATGAGAGATGCAGGAATAAGTCCAGCAAGTATTGGTGGAGATATGGATAACCTAGAAGACGAAGTACCTGATGAAGGAGCTCCTCCAGTAGACGGAGGTGCAGGTGATGCTCCAGCAACAGTAACAGGTGGTGATATAGGTGCTCCAGCAACAACTGACCAAACTGTATAAATACTAGCATGATACTACGTGAATTATTTTATTTTGATAAAGAAACTGTCGAGCCTATAGAGGATAAACGCTATGAGCCTGACTATGATGATACTCCTTTAGAAAAAACAGATACAAGAAAAACACGATTAACATTATCTCAAATAAACAGAATTAGAAAATCATCTGAGCTTCATCAAGAAGAAACCAAAAAAGAATTAGAATTCGTAAAACAAATGTATGGTATTGCAGCTAACGCTGAATCTGTATAAAAGTTATGATGAATGAAAAAGTATATTCCAGGTGAAACTAAAGAACAGCGTAAAGCTCGTAAAAATTTAGCTAAACAAAAAAAGCAACCAACTCCTGTACCTACAAAAGTAGTTACAAATACCCCAACAAAAACATCTATAGCATTTGTAATAGGTAACGGCATAAGTAGAAACGGTATCAATCTTGCAATGCTACGTCCTTTTGGAAAAATTTATGGCTGTAATGCATTGTATAGAGATTTTAAACCAGATTATTTAATTGCTGTAGATACTAAAATGGTTTTAGAACTTAATAACCACGGTGTCCAACATGAAATGGAAACATGGACTAACCCTAATAGAGCATACGACCATTTTACTGGATTTAACTTTTATCAACCTTCTAAAGGTTGGAGTAGTGGCCCCACAGCTTTATGGCATGCATCAGATTTAACTAGTTATGATACTATATACATTTTAGGGTTTGACTATGAAGGAATAGGACAACAAGTGAATAACATATATTCAGGCACACAAAATTATAAAGCATCTGACGAAAAAGCAACATACTATGGAAATTGGCTTAAACAAACTATAGTAACAATACAAAATAATCCAGAAAAGAGATATATAAGAGTGTTAGGAGAGAATTTGTTTACTCCTCCTGAACTAAATAAAGTAGCTAATATAGAGCATATACATGTGAATGATTTTAAAAAATCCTTCAATTTATAGCATCTAATCAAAAATGGTTCGTTTTGAGCCTATATCTACGCACATTTCTGCAAAAAAAGTAAATATATTATGACAGCCCATACCATATCGGTATGTACAATACATTATAGGAGAGTAAAATGGCAGATCGTAA